GTTGGCCACCGATGGAAAGTTCCACATCCTTGATCGCACGCTCGGCGACCCAGCATTGGGAGTCACCGTTCGTGGTCGCAACCAAAGAAGACTTGGCAGACAACTCAACGTACATGTCGGCGATCAAATCACCGTTGCGCGCGACGGTCACGGAGAGGCGACCGGAGTTCGCCGGGGTACCGTTCACGGTTTGTTCAATGTTTTCCATGGCGAAGTTCGTGTGACGCTTGTACACAGCCTGGAAGAAAGTAACCTTCGGGTTACCGGTAAGGAACACGTCTTGGGCGCCGTAAGCGACAAGTTGCATCAAACCACCAGCCATAGTTACAGATTGTTGGTACTATAGGATAAGAAAATAATTTCGCGTGTTCACCTCCTGGGGAACGCACGCACCACGTGCGGTGAATTTCAGAATTTTGATTTCTCAGGGAAACGTAGAAACAAATGGCACCCGTGGAAAATAAGGCGTTACCGGTCGAGGAAGTGGAGGACGACGACGACTACGAGGATGACGACGAGTTGGAGGAGGGGGAGATCCTCGTCACCGAAGACGAGGACGAGGACGACGACGAGGACGACGAAGGTTTCGACGACGACGAGGAAGTTCCCGGCCTGGGTGACATCGCGGAGATGGCGGCGTCCCTCCTCGCCACCCCAGAGGGGGACACCGTGGCATCGGCCTTGGTGGGCATCCGAGAGCAACTCGAGACGCAGAACAGGATTCTCATCAAAATCTTCTCCGCCCTCAAGGATTAAAAAATCTTCATAAAGAATTAGGCCACGTTATACCTAAGAAATCATGGGGGAGACTCATTACATCGCGAAAGAATCAGAACAAAATCGTGGCGAGGCTGAATTGTTAACATGGATGAATCAAATTCAGTCTCTCGACGAAGACCGCGTGAAGGAGTGCACGGGTCGTCTGGAGAGTCTGTGGGGACTCACGACGTCCAGGTGCAACCCTTCAGATGTCGCTCGCCTGGGATATTGGCCCGGGCAATTCTTCTCTCAGGAGGACATGAATAGTGACGGGTATCCGGCGCAGATTTCCCTGAGTGCGGTGCACACCCAGTGCACGAGGCACATGAACTATTTGCGTCTCCTGGGGGCGAGGGTGAAAAACTTAGATCTTGCGTCCTGGAAAGACGAGACGAGCGATTTCGAATTGGGGGAGAGGATCTGTCGGCTGATCGTGCAGGTGGGTGCCGCGTTCAAGAACGTGCGCACGCACTACATCGCACAAGAGCGCATATTGCACCCCAGAGACGTCCCCGAACCGTACAACTTCGACCCCGAGTATTTCGACACGTCGTCGATGCCCCTGGACGACGCTCGCATAAAGGAGATGAGCCCTTTCCAGAGGGCGATCGTCAAGGCGCTCGACGAACTCTTCAACAGAGGCTACCGGAGATACAAAGGAAACTGCATGACGCAGCGCAAGAGTGAGGGGTTCTACACGCGCGCGTGGAAACCGGTGTGCACCATCAAACAGTTCGTGTATGAATTGGGACAGAAGGAAAACAACTTCGAGGTGTGGAAGGACCTCACGTCCAAGGGCAACGGATTTCACGACGTCATTCGGCACCTTGAGAATTGCATCGATTTCCAATTTCCGGAGATTGAAAAAAATCGCAACATGTGGAGTTTCACCAACGGCGTCTTCATCGGTAAGGAGTGGTCACCGAAGGAGGGCAAATACGTGTGCAACTTTTACCCATACGATTCGAGAGAGTTCGCCGCGTTGGATCCGACGTTGGTGAGTTCGAAATACTTTGACTTACCCTTCGAGACGAGTTATTTGCACTGTTCTGATTGGTACGACATCCCGACCCCACACTTTCAATCCATCCTCACCTACCAAAACTTCGACCACGACGTGTGTCGGTGGACGTACGCCATGGGTGGGCGGCTCACCTTTGACACGGGAGACCTCGACGCGTGGCAAGTCATCGGTTTTTTCAAAGGGGTGGCGCGCAGTGGTAAGTCGACCCTCATCACAAAGGTGTTTAAGAAATTTTACGAGGGCGAAGACGTCAAGACGTTGTCGAACAACATAGAAACCAAATTCGGGCTCTCCTCCATCGTCGACGGTTTTATGTTTGTTGCGCCAGAGATTAAATCCGATCTGAAGTTGGAGCAGGCGGAGTTTCAAAGTTTAGTGTCCGGGGAGGACGTCTCGATCGCGGTGAAGCACGAGAAGGCGAAATCCCTCGAGTGGCGAACCCCGGGTGTTCTCGGTGGGAACGAGGTGCCGTTCCAAGGGAAGGATAACTCCGGGTCCATCCTTCGAAGAATATTGGCGTGGAATTTCGCGAAACAAGTTCGAGACGCCGACCCACACTTAGACGCCAAACTCGCCTTGGAACTGCCCGCGATTCTTTACAAGTGTGTTAGGGGGTATTTGGAACACGCGAATATGTACTCCGACAAAGACATTTGGAACGTCGTGCCACAATATTTCAAAAAGATTCAACAAGACATCGCGAAGAATGTCAACTTTTTGGTCAATTTCATCTCCTCCCCGGACGTTCGGTACGGGAAACACCTGTTCATCTCTCAGAAGGAATTCGTGGGGCGATTCACCGAACACTGCCAGAGAAACAACCTGTGCGCGAAACCGAAGTTCAACGACGACGTCTACGTGGGCCCATTCAGTTCGAGGGACGTCGAGGTCAAGGACATCGGGGAGTTGGACGCGGAGATGCGCTCGTCCGTCGAGCGGTTGCACGGCGTAGGCTTCAAGGGTCGAATCATCGTGGGTTTGACGGTCGACGACGAAAATATAATGTGATGTAATAATTAGTATATGAATCCTCCAAATTCATTACAAAAATTTTTGCGTGATTCAGGTGTGAGAGTCGTGCGCACGAACGCCACACCGATGCGCGGTGGAATGGATCCATTCAAGACACCGCCGTCCTCCCCTCGTCGTCCCGTGCTTCGAACTTCCACGGCTTCAACGCCGACGATGTCACCCCTCGTGTTGCGCAAGAGGGCGCTCTCCCTCTCGCCACAGTCGGTCGCGGTGCGTCGCGTCGTCCCACGTCTCGCCGTGACGCCGTCTCCCTCGAGATCTAGAACAACGTTGGTTCGATCACCACCGCGTCCCAAGGTGAGCGCGCGAAAACTCTCGTTCGAGCCCTTGCGGTTCAGCATGGCCACCGCCGTGAACGGAGAGAAGAGGGTGAACAAGCCACAGTTGGACATCGGCAAACTCCTGAAGAGAAAGCCGCACGCGAGGCGCGAACCACTCGTCGTGTCAGGGAAGCACTACAAGATCGAGACCACCCTCATCAACGGCCGCGATCGTCAAAACAAGGTCGTCTTCACCCGAGCGCAGAGTGGGAAGACCACGGGGGTGTCTTCGCGCGCGAAGAGTGTGGAATACGTCTACGTGATAACCGCACCGAACGGCACGCAGTCGAAAGGGTCGCTCTACGTCTACCCGAGTGGGAACTTTCGGATCAGCGGTGGGGTGCCCTTGAACGATGTCTCCGTGTTTTCGGCGATTCACAGATATTTGGTCTACACGTACACGGGGAGACAGAGATTTTTGTACGCCCCCCTCAAATTTTCAAACGTCACCGGACAATTTCGTGGAAATTTCGTGGTCAACGCGGGTGCGTTCCAGAAATATCTTCGAACGCGGAAAATCAAATTCCGGTACGAACCCGAACTCCAACAATACTTTTTCCTGATAGAGCACGGTGGGCACACCTTCATGCTTCGAAAGACTGGACTCGTGCAAATGTTCAAGGCGGAAAACCCGAGTCAACTCCGGAAGACGTACGTCGCCGCGAAAGACCTCATGACGTCGGCGCACCGGGTGGGAATGTTGATCGCACCCACCGGGTACACGGAAAAATACCACTCCCCCGTGCGAAAGGTGAAGCCGTCCCTCCCTGTGGTGGTGTCCACCCCCAAGGTGTCGAAATCGGCGAACGGCACGGTGTGCATCAACGGTAAGGCGTGCAACAAGTTCAAAAAGACCGAGTTGATGGCGTACGCGAAGAAACTGAACGTGGCCCTCCCGAAGCACATCTTGAAGCCAGCCATCATCAAAAAGATTGCCAATCTCACGTCTCCGGCACCGTCGGGTGCCAATAACACTCTACAAAGCATTCGCGTGGAGTTGTACGATCAGTATTACGATAAGAGATTACTTAAGAATGCGAGCAAGAGGGTTCTGTTCAAGAAGCGCCTGGACGAGGACACACGAAAAATCAAGGCGTTGCTCCAGAGAATTCCCGCGAGACACCGCACGAACACGGGGGAGGTGAAAAAGACGGTGAGGGACGTCGTTTTCAGAGAGGTCGCCTCTGACACGAAGGGGTACGTCGAGTTATCGATCGAAATCGACAGGGTGTTAAAGGAAGAGATGACACCTTAAGGTAGTATATGCTTCGCAGAAACCTCTTGGAAATCATACGAGCGTTCAGGAGGAGGGACAAACATCGCACGGACGCCGGCATCGTCATCGACAACGACGAGGAGGGCGTGCACCTCACGAGGGCGAGGGAGCACCTCGTGGACGCCCTCATAGACACCGCGGCGGCGTTCATTAAGTGGGGGAGGGAGAACAGGGTCGAAGGATTTTCCAAGGCGGAGAGGAATTACATGTTCGGCCGCCTCCCGGACGAGTTCGACGAGATGTCCGAAGACGAACAGACGCAGTGGCTCAGAGACCACAGGGAGGCGAACGACCACGGACTCATCATACACGTCATCAATAATTACGAAACCATAGATTACAAGAGATACCGTCTACAGATATTCTACATCCTAAACACGCTCGCGATTTGCGACCGGTGGTTCTGAGAAGTAGAACCTATCTGGCTCGGCGATGCGTTTCAAAATCATGGTGTGCGAACTCCAATCGTATTCTGGATACTCCTCCTTAATACGATTCGACACCGCGATGGCCGGTCCCAGGTATGACTTTCGCTCCACGCGAGAA